TCTCGGATTCCAACACACGCATAACCGCCTTGAAGTACGGCGCAACCAGCAGTCCTCTTGGAGCAAAGGAGATGCCCGGCAAGCGTCTCCTTTCTCTCTGGCTTGACTCTATAGACTGGCTATAACATACTAGGCACGTCTTATAAATAAAGGAGGATTCCATTGCCAAGCGCCCTTGAACGCTCATTCGCATTTGCACTGAAAGCTGTTGGAGTCGAGATGATTCAGCAGCACAAGTTTCATCCTACGCGCAGATGGCGGATGGATTTCGCTCACGTTGAGAGCAAGGTTGACGGAGGTGAGTTCTCTAACGGAGCGCACAACAGAGGTGCGCGGATGGCCAACGATTACGAGAAGAGAAACGCGGCAATCGAGCTAGGCTGGGTTGTCTTCCAACTCACTGGCGCGATGGTGAAGGAAGATCCTCTGGGATGGGCTAAGAGGGTCAAGGTAGTGATTGAGGTGAGTCAATGACAGACCAAGACAAAACAACCATCTGGGTATCCAAATCCACAGCAAAGAGGCTCAGGTCAGTCGGTGAGGAGTTCTCAGATTACCACAAACCGAGCTATGACGAGATCATCCGGCGACTGATCAACTATCACGAAATCCACAGTGGTACAGGGATAGATCCCGAGCTGTTGCAATCGTCAGGGAAGAAAGGGTAGACTAGCTACGTCCTAGTTTTCATGCTCGCCGCAGATCGAGGGAGGCCCCAATCCTCCCTCTTTCTCTTGCCTTTTGTACCATCCCCCGTGTATAGTCCCTCTGGCTCCGAGGATCGACTGGGGAGAAGAAGCATGGGTTTTAGAGACTTCCTGGGAGACAGCGTACGCAGTGGGCTTCGAGATACCCTCTGGACTGCAATCAAAAAACGACTGACTGGCGATGTCCCTCCTTTCTGGGGGCAGACTGCAATCGGTCAATCGCTCTGGTCAGACTGGGACTACGAGAAAGCCGTCCACAAGTATTTCAGAAAGAACGAACTCATCGCTAGATGTTTGAGGATCCGAGCCAACGCAGAATCCTCTATTCCAATCCAAGCCAAAAGGCTTCTACCTGATGGGACGCTAACCGATCTGCCAGTCAATCACGGGGCTGTGAAGTTCGCTCGAAAGCCAAACCCCCGTCTGAGCTGGCGTGACATCATGTACCGGCTATCATTCGCTCGCGATCTCAAAGGCGCGATCATCTGGAAGATCAACAGCGTCAACCCGAAAGCCGGTCTTATTGAGATCTGGCCTCTGCGCCCTGACCTCGTAAGACCTCGGCCTGTCAACGAGACAGAGCTTGAGTACGTCTACAATCCGGGATTCGGTATGAAGGAGAAAACGTATTCAGCAGAAGAGATCGTCCACATCGTTCAGTACGATCCGATCAACGAACACACGGGGATCGCTACCCTGCAGCCAGTACAGAGAAGGGCTGACGTGGCCGACTCGATTCAGGATGCGCAGAAGTTCAGCTTCGATAATTCCGTCCTACCTTCGGGGATTATCTCAGGCGATCTCTCACCGAAACAGTCAGAGGAAATCAAGACTCAGATTGTCAAGACAAAGAGAGGGCCTAAGAACTTCCGCAAAATGCTACTGGCACGGACGAAGGTTCACTTTCAATCCCTCATGGGCACACCTGCTGAGATGGATTTCACTGAGTCAATTTCACTGACCGATAGGAAGACAGCTCTTGGGCTGGGTATCCACCCGGTACTCCTCGGAGTGGCCGACGCAACCTTTGAAAATCAACAGATGGCCGAAGTATTCTTGTGGACTAACGAGACACTCCCGAATGCTAAGTCAGCACTCGCGGCCATCAACCTACAGCTCGCTCCTCTCTTTGGCGATGACGTTATATTCGTTCACGATCTTTCGCAGTCACCGCCTGTGGTTGAGATGCGCCGACAGAATGCACGTATCGCAAAGTATTACCTTGAAATGGGGATCAACATCCGGGCGATCAACGTAGCCCTCGATCTCGGGTTGCCTTCATGGGCTTGCCCTGATACCGGATTCATGCAGGCTGGGATGTTGCCTCTAAACAATACCTCCTCATCGGCTCGATCGATTCAACGGCGAGCTATCAACACCGACGAAAGCTCTATCGACTCACGATGGATTCTGCGCGATCGTGTGCAGCAGGCCTACGCTGAAGCGATGGGCAAGAACGTCTCTCGACGTTTCCTCGAAGAAGGGCAGTTGATAGAAACTCATTGGCTGTCCGGCAACACCGACTACGCAACTCTCATCAGGGGTGAATCAGAGGCATGGAGGATCGTTCTCACAGCATCGTGGCGAGTGACCATCGCGCGGATAGGGAAAGACGTTGAGGCAGAGATCCTCGGGAAGACCGAGAGAGCCAGCCTCAGGTTCGACGCCTATACGGGCGCGATCACTTCTTTTGTCGAGGGTCAGGTAGCAGAGCAGGTTGACAAGATTCAGGCTAAGACGATCGCTCGGGTAAAGCGTGTGGTGGATAAAGCAGCCATTGAGGGTTCAAGCGCCGTAGATACAGCGCGTCAGCTCAACAGCCTATACAAGCGATTCGGTGGAAAGGACCCCGAGCTACCATTTGACAAGAGCAGATCTATGACGATCGCGCGGACAGAGATTCACGGGGCGAGTGGATTCGCTTCCAGTGAGGCAGCAATTCAAACGGGTGTGGTGACCGGCAAGAGATGGATCTCTGCCCGAGCTGGGGATGTGCGAGACACCCACGCTGCACTCGATGACGGAACGATCTACGCCCTAAGAGATGCCTACCCTAACGGGCTTATGTATCCGGGCGATCCTAGCGGTTCGGCAGAAGAAACGGTGAATTGTAATTGTCAGGAACTCTACGAAACGGGGCCTGATGCGGAACAATCAAACGGAGGTGGCTTATGAAGTATCTCGCAGTACCCCTAGAGGTTCGCGAGCTAAGAGCCGAAGGCAGAGAGGGCGACTTCACTGGTCATGCTTCCGTCTTCGGTAACGTAGATTCATACAACACGATCATCGACGCAGGCGCATTCAAGCGCACCCTCAAAGCGCAGAAAGGCAACATCCCTATCACGTTCTTTCACATGCCGTGGATGGGAATTGGTATGTCTAATTCCTCGGAAGACAATACCGGCCTTGCTGTTGCTGGGCATCTCAACATCGAGAACTCACGGGATGCGGCTGAGGTTTACGCGGGGATGCCTGATCCTTCAGGTGAGAATCCAGCGGCGGGGTATTACTCCCAGATGTCACACGGGTTCGATATTATCCAGCAGAAGAAAGACGCTGACGGGATCTGGCATTACACGGAAGTGAAGTTGTACGAAGTGGCGATCCTGATGCGTAACTTCGCAGCCAATCCAGAGGCGAACATCGATGACGTGCGGTCACAGATCGGCGTTCTTCAGATGGCGCTTCGTGGTGGCTCTGCTTCTGACATCAGGAAAATGATAGAGACAACGCGATCGGCGATCGATACAGATCATGAAGAGGCAGACGACCTCGGGATTATCGTCATCAAGAATTCAGACCAAGTACGCGATCTTATCAAACGGCTCGACACGTTCACGGCACTCTTTAACGCAGACCCGGACCCGTCCACTCTGCTAGGAGACTCGCAAGCAAGACGCATCTTCGACCCGCAATCGCACTCGAAGCTGACTAACGAGCTACGTTCGATACTCAATCAGACATAGGAGGTTTTCCCAGTGGCAAATGAGAATGAAGGAAATGAGCAAACTTCCGTAGCGCAGTTGCAAAAGGAACACGCAGCCGCTACCAAGGAATTGACCGGGCTCGTCTCTCAGATGCGAGAGAAGCTCGACGGATTCGATGCAACGCTAGATGACAAGGTAGAGGCTCGCGCTGATACCGTCATCGAAGCGAAGACGACCGGGCTTGCTGAGGAAATTAAATCAGTACGTGAGGCACAGCAAGAGCTACTCTTGCGGTTGAATCGCCCTACGATCTCTACAGGCGACGTGACGGACGAAGAGAGGGCACAGCGATCGATCTTCGCAAATACGATGAGGATCCAAAGCGGAAACGCCGAAGTCCTTGCATCGATCCCTCAGGAACAGCGAGCACTCGTTGAAAATGCTGTAGGAGAGATTGCTGTACCCGAAGAGCTGGATAAGGAATGGCTGGTAGCAATCAACGGCTTGACCCTCTTCCGTTCGTTGGTAGATGTCAAGACAACGAAATCGGACCGGATGCGCAAGCGATCCAGAACGCGAGTCACTGTCGGTATGGGTAACCTTGAGCTTGGCGGCGACCTCAACAACAGCGACATGGTTCTCTCCGAGGAATACCAGTACGTCGAAGACATGAACGGTTACACGGAATTCGGTGTCGACGAACTGATGGACTCGGACACGAACCTTATCCAAGCGATGACCGAAGACTACACCTTCGGCTTTGCAGAGCTTGAAGATACGCAGTGCTGGGAAGGGACCGGCCATACGCTCAAAGAGTTCGGTGGACTGAGCCGAGGCACGACGATCACCCGTCATCTGGCTGGTGCAGCGGCAGCGGCAAGCATCGAAGTAGAAGACTTCTTGAAGCTGTTCTATCAAGTACCTCAGCAGTATCGAAAGAACGGTCAGCTTGTCATCACCTCAACGACCGAGCTTGCAATCATGCTGCTTCGTGGCGACGGTGGAGGCGGTGCAGGTACGGGAGACTTCCTATGGCAACCTTCCGTCCAAGCAGGTGTACCAAACAGGCTTCGCGGCTATCCACAGTTCACGCAGGATGACCTCGATGAATGGGATGGTTCGAGTGGGAATGACGTTGCGATCTTTGGCGACTTCAAGCGCGGCTATCGTATCCTCGATCGGCTGGGCACAACCCTCACGAAGTTCTCTGAGCTTCGCCGTTTGTCGGGCTTGATTGGCTTCTTGGCTACTCGTCGAACAGGTGGCGAAATCAAGATCGCTGACGCACTCCGAATCATGCAGCTCCCATAGTAGGGAGTCGAAAACAATCGGTCAGTACGAAGGAGGACCGAATGAAGAGAAAACTATTTATTTGGGTGACGATGCTTACGCTTGTCGCCTTTTCGTTTGGCGCTTACTCGGCACCTGCATACATCGAGGAGCTGCAGGTAGGCACGATCACCGGGGCTACGTTCACGGGGCTTGTCATTGGCACAGACGTACAAGCCTATGACGCTGACCTCACTACATGGGCAACGCTAACACCTACTGCGAATGCGCAGACATTGGTTGAATCAGCTACCTTCTTGACTATGACTCAAGATCTCTCTGTCGAGGTTGGCGTTGATACTCAAGCCTATGACGCGGATCTTGATACCTATGCAACGATCACCCCGAGCGCAACTGCACAGGTGGCTCTAGCCTCTGGCAACAACTCGGTTGTCCTGTCTCATCGTCACCGTGTAACGGTTGCGGAGATCAATGCAGGGCATGAGATCTTGCCAGCGGTAACCGCATTGTCCTATCGCGTGATCAACTGCGTAGCTATTGCCTACGGCGGTGCAGTAGGGACTACAACTACTGTCGATGTACTGGGAACCCAGTCTGCAAGTAGTGTCAAGATTGCTGCCTTCGCTCAGGCTTCCCTCACTCAATCAACTCAGTTGTCGATGCTCGTTGCGGCTGGGGTCACGGTCCTTGCTGACGGTGCTTCATGGAGTGAGATGGACGCGGCTACCGCGATCACGGTTGGCAAGACTGGCGGCGATGCAGACACCGCAACCGGCGTTGACATCATCATCACGTACGTCATCGAATAGCAGGACCGGATAGACCAAGGACCAACAAAAGGAGGTCCAAGTGAACAAGCAACAAATGCGTTTCAATGCGCTAGTCCTGCTGGGTGTAGTGCTTATCCTGGCGGCGTCTTTCGCGTTCGCTGATTACTATGAGGGAAACTTCATCTCTGACGGATACGACCCGACGATGGGCAACGAGATCCGCTACAATTCAGGCACGTACGCGGTGCCTATCACCCCCGCAAATGCGATTACTCGAACGATCGCGTATAGCGTGACCGCTCCTTTCACTGCACAGATTGGGACGATCCCCAAGGGTGCGATCGTGTCTCATGTGAGCGTGGCTATTACCACGGCTTTCGATGCAGGGACCACGAACGTCTTGCTTGTAGGAACGTCAACCGACCCCGACCACTACGTAGATGCGGACGATGTTCTTGAAACGCTCGTGTCTGGAATCTACGTGGGAGACAAGCCGGAGCAAGTGGTTGTCGACACGGACGTCTATCTCAAGTACACACAGACGGGTGGTGCAGCCACGGCAGGGGTAGCGAGAGCAACTGTGTGGTACGTACTCCCTCCGTCCTAGTCTTCACTCTCAGCACTTAGGAGGTGTTGAATGTCGAAAGGAACAAAAGATGTTGTGGTCTTGACTTCGAGCTATATATACCGCGGGAAGCTCTACCAGGAAGGCGAAACAATCGACATGGATATTCATGACATTGGCCGAGCGGTAGAGCTTGGGCAGCTCAAGATCAAAGCTGAGAAGAAGGCTCCTGAGAAGAAGGCTCCTGAGAAGAAGAAGGCTGCGAAATGGTGATGTATTCACCGATGATGGATAAGCCAAGAGCAGCCAACACAGGACAAGCACCCCCCCGCAATCCTGTTCGCTATCGCTGTGAGATTTACAGCCGGGAAGAAGCCTGCGAAGAAGAAGGCCCCGGGCGGTGAAGCCGATGGGAAAAAAGAAACAACTACCGAAGACGCGAAAGGGACCGGACTCGAATCGAGCGATCGGACCCAGCCAGAATAGATAGGAGGATCTCATGGGACCTGTTGAGACAGCGCTTGTCTGGGAGACGTACGAGGCAGAGTTGAAGCAGTATTGCCACGTTTCAAGCGACACCCACGATACTGTGCTTGAGCGTTTTATGAAGGCAGCAGGTCGGCATGCAGACGAGTACCTCCACAATCCGTTTACTGAGCAGCAGGTGAAGCTAACGCTTGATGATGTGCAAGCAGGAGAAGCCATCACGATTGACGGCGCGATCTTCACTGCTGCTACTGCTGACGATGAGACAGAACGAGAGTTCAAGGTGGGGGTATCTGATACCGCTGATGCCGTTGCCTTGCTCTCTCTGGTCAACAGTGCTGTTGTCGGGGGCACCTACGGCGCGATCGGCATTGAGACGGTTATCGGTACAAGCGTACTGGGGGTAGTTACCCTGGTGCATCGATACCCCAACGAGAAGCCTATCTCTGCAACGAGTAGCGACGAGGATCAACTTAGAGTTTCACTCACCCGAGTAGATCTAGGGATACCCTCTGAGGTCCTCGTGTGGTGCTGGCAATTCGTTGCCTGGAAATTCGAGAATAGAGACGGCAGGAAATCAGAGCGCGCAGAGATGGGGATCACCTCGGTCAACTGGGGCGATGGCCCGGACGAAACGCTCCTTGAGCCTTACGTTAGGAACGTCTGGGAGATCGTCTAATGAGATGGGAGCAAGTCAAGATCATGGCAGACAGCACAGGTGGAACTGAGGGAGACGTGGGGCCAACCCCTACGATGGCCACAACAGGAACCTTCTGGGCTGTCGTCACCATGCTCACGGCTGAACTGAAGGCAGCGAACAAGGTTGATCTGAGTGACGTGGCTTACCGGGTGAGGTTCAGGGATACACCGACGATCAAGACGAGGAACTACCAGCTCGTGCTTGTCGATCGTTCGAGAGAGATCCTTGAACCGATAAGCCCCTCAGTAAATCCAGACGGGTACGACAGAGACACAACCGTTATCGCGAAGGATACGAGGAAGGTGGAAGCAGCTTGAGCGATCGAGGAGGTGCAACCTTCAAGAGCAATGTCCCTGTCGTGTTGAGCACGTTCAACAAGATGGGCAAGCGGAAGGCGGCTGCCGTGGCGATCATCGCACGGAATGTCATTGTCGAATCTTTCTCAGGTCCGAGGACTGGTATCTGGTATGCGAAGCGATTCACCAAGACAGCCTCTTACAGAGCCTCAGCACTAGGAGAAAGGCCAGCGAAGCCGACTGGGGTACTTGCGGGTGCAGTTCAGTTTGCGGTGCGTACAGACCGTACAGCGTTCGGCGCGTGGGTAGGCATCCCTGCTCGATCGAAAGGTGGCGTAAAGCTTGGCTACGGTATCGCTCTCGAATTAGCAACAGGATCAAACCGGCGACCGTGGCTTGTGCCTGGAATGAAGGAAGCGAAATCGGCAATCCTTCGCGAGCTCTCTGAGAGGTGGTTCTAGTGGCAGCCGTCGAAGTGAGTCAGGCTTTCATCTCTTCCGTGAAGTCTAAGATGGTGACGGATACAGACCTCCAAACGGTGCTATCTCTGTCGGCTACTTTGCTTTCAGAACGGATCCACTACATCGAAGCGTTCGCAGATCCAGGGGAGGACGAAGAGCCAAAGGAATTCTTTATCGCCCACGAGGTTGACCTTGATTACGACTCATGGCCGAACCTCTCAGGGCGATACATTCAAACAATCAACGACTACGCGGACAACGCAGGGCTGCTATTGCAGGTGGTGAAGAGATTAAAGGAGCTGTTTATTGAGGCGCGATTGAGCCCCCCAGACGGCGAGTTTTCAGCGTGCAGGGTGTGGCCTCTTGGGGCTGGAAACATACCTAAGAGCAATGCGGACGGATCACCATCCGACCCGAAACGCTGGCAGCATTCGATCATCTGGCAGGTGTCTCTCTTCGCAAAAGGTGAAGTACAAGCAGTGCTAGAGAGGTGATAAATCTTGGCACTACAAACAGGAATAACCGCTGATACTGGCGATCGGTACGAGACAGGCGCTGGTAAGACCTTCTTCGATTTTGAGGATGGCGTGGGCGGTGGGTCCGAAAGGACTCTCGGCGCAACCCGTGGCGGCAGCGTCTTTGAAGCTCTTCCCGACTATCGAGTGATCGAGGCTGACGGATCCTACGGGCCAGTTGTAGGACTACGCAGGATTTCGGGCTTGGTCACACGGCTGACGGTCAACCTCCTCGAAACGATGACGTCTGACAACATCCTCGCGGCTATCGCAGGATCGGCAGGGGCCGACGTTTCGTACACCTGGATTCATGGTGAGTACATCGGTACAGGCTTGGAGATGGATACACCTGGTGTTGCTCCAGCCGGTGCTACTGACATCGATGAGGATACGCTTGAGATCTACTACACGGACGCAGGCTTAGGGCTTCCCGTGTTGGGGGTACTCAATACCGACTACAGCGTGAGCGCGCTACAGGCGATCGTGAGAATCGGTGCAGGGTCTATCGCGGATACTGACCTCATTACAGCGACGTATCGATATGACTCGTCGGCGACGGGTGACAACTTCGACATCATCACGCTCGCACATCTTGACGCAAGCGACTACCACGATGTTGCTTTGGCGACTGAAATTTCGGACCTGACGCTTACCTATCCGGCTTTCTTCATCGTCAAGAATGGGTTGTCGGTCGGAGGGCTGGCACTCACCACGGCTCCACGAGATGAAGCCGTCAATCAACTTGTATTTGAGGGGCACTACGCTGCAGCTTCGTTGGCTCTAGCGAACAGCCCATTTGAAATCTGGATGCCACAAACCTAGATCGCTAGGTAGCGGCGAAAGGAGGTGCTCTTCCATGTCTGAGGAGATCCTTAGGGAGAGGCCGACAATTACAATCGCAGATGTTCGATACACGATCCGCAAGCCTGGGTTGCGTGACTGCTTCACAGTGCCTCGGATTCTGGCAGCGATTCAGATACACGCAGGGAGCAACGTAGAGGACTTCTACGATCCTGTTCCTATGGTCAACGAAGTAGGAGAGCCTGTTCTTGATAAGCAAGGGAACCAAGAGACAGACCATCAAATTAATGTGGTTGCGATGTTGTTCTCTCTTGCTTCCGGTATCCCCGAGGCTGAGGATTCCGTAACCGAATGGCTGGCCTCGATGCTGATCAAGCCAGATGGTCAAGCGTTGACGGTTGAAGAAGCCCAGGACCCGTACGTTTTGCCGTTGATGGATCTGCCATTGGTGGTAGAGAAGCTGGCAGGGATCAATGACTTTCCGGTTTTTTTCAAGCGATCCGTCCACGCAAGCAAAACGGTGGCCAATCTTTGGCAGAGCAACTCTGGGAAATCCAAAGACCCACAGGGTGGACGGACGAACAGCTCCTCCGGGTCCCATACGCAAGGCTCAGGGAAATCTCAGAGAACGAATCAGCAAGAGCCTACCGACTAGAGAGACAACGGCTAGAGGCAGCGGCGTACACGGCCTACCTACTCGGTGCAGGGAAAGGTGTAACGTGGGCGGCTTTCTTGCAGAAGCAGGGACTTGGTGAGAAGCCGGTTGAAGCTATCCCAGTAGCCCCGGAAGAAGTAGAGAAGCTCAAGGCTGAGGCAGAGCGAATCGCTGAAAGAGCGATCGCCGGATACCTCGAATCAAAGGCGAAGCAGAAGGCACGACTCGAACTCCAGCAACAAGCGGAGACGATGAAGCGCAAAGGACCGGAACCGGAGGAATTACGTGAACGTCTTCGAGCTATTCGCGAAAGTCTCAGTGAACAAGAGTCAGGCAGTTAATGACATCAAAGCCATTGAGACAGCCGGGAAAACTGCATCAACTAAGATGGGTGCTAACTTCCAGAAGCTCGGGGATAACGTAGGCCGGTGGATCAAGCGCGGGGCTGTGGTGGCAGCAGGTGCTATCGCAGCTCTCGGAGCAACGTCACTCAAGAACTTCGCAAAGATGGACACGGGTATGAGGGAAGTATTCACCCTCATGCCGGGGCTCTCCGAGAAAGCCAAAGAGCAGATGACAGCCGATGTCAAGGAGATTTCACGCTCGATCGGTCTCCTCCCGAATGAAACAATCCCATCACTCTATCAAGCAATTTCAGCGGGTGTACCTCCTGACAATGTGTTTGACTTCATGGAGATTGCAGGGAAGGCGGCGAAGGCGGGAGTAACCGACCTTGAAACTTCCGTCGATGCTCTGACGTCTGTAGTCAATGCCTACGGTGCTGAGGTTATCTCTGCTACCGAAGCATCAGACATTATGTTTACAGCGGTTCGTCTAGGTAAGACGACCTTTGGTGAACTCTCAAGATACCTCTTCCAGGTGACGCCAGTAGCAGCGGCCACGGGTGTTAGCTTCAATCAGATTGCCGCGGCGATGGCCGAGATCACAGCCAAGGGTGTACCTACACGAGTAGCCGCTACCCAGTTGAGACAGATGCTTGTCGAGCTGTCTAAGGCTGGCGGGGATACTGCTGAGATCTTCCAGGAGCTATCCGGGCAGACATTCCAAGACTTCATGGACGCAGGCAACGACCTCTCAGATGTCCTCGCGTTGATGCAGGAATACGCAGACGCCAATAGTATTTCCTTGATGGATATGTTCTCGTCTGTCGAAGGTGGAATGGCAGCCCTCAACCTCGGTGGAGCTAACCTCGAATCCTTCATAAGCAAGCTCGGGGAGATGGATGAGACGGCGCTTGCTACAGAGGTCGCCTTCCAGGAGATGGCTGCCGGGATCCAGTTCCGACTCGATCAACTAGCGGCATGGTGGCAGACGGTAGAGATCAACATCGGGGAAGAGCTGCAGGAGGGCCTATCTGATTTCCTCGGGTGGTTGGAAGCGAACCAAGCGAAGATCGAGACAGGTCTAATCAACATGTTCAAGGGATTGATCAATGGTCTAGGGT